GCATCTGCTCCAGCAACACCCACAGCCGCAATCTCATCTGCTGCTCCTAGCAGCGGCGGAGGCACTAAGGTAGCCTCATTAACACCTAAAGCAACTGATACTGTTACTACAAGAGGTGTATCATCTTCATCGAAGGGTGATAAAGACGCAGGTAGTGATATGAAAGATTTACTGGCGTTTACATCTAACACCGGTAGCATGGAAAACTTCAAGGATTTAAATGGAAACTTACAACAACAAATACTGGCCGCTGCTGCTGACTACAATGAAACTACGGGCAAAAAATTAATAATTAATAGCGCAAAAAGAGCCAGCGAAGATCAACAACGCTTGTATGATGAGACAGTAAAAGCGGGTAGACCAGGAAAGGGTCCTACTGGAATGGCAGTTGGTAAACCAGGCCATAGCGCACACGAACGAGGAGATGCTGTAGATATTCAACAGGGTAAGGGTGACTCGAAAGCTATTGCCGCGCTTAACGCAAAAGGATTACAGCAGACAGTAGCAAATGATCCGGTACATTTTCAATTACCACAAGCTAAGAACGGTGGAATATTTAACGGGTTAGAAAGTGGATTCCCGGTTGAACTACACGGCGGCGGCGGTGGTGAGTTGATAAAACGATTAGACCCTAATTCTATACTAGAAAAGTTAGCCACAACTCCAGCACCAATAGAACCACCTGCTGCTCCTACTGCGGTAGCGGCCGGCCCAGTATCAAACATTGATACCATAATGGGAGATATGGTTAGAATGAATGCTAGTATGATGGAAATGATGACTGATAAGTTAAATGTGATGATAGACAAATTGGGAACTAGCAATGACCTTCAGGATCAGTTATTAAAGAATTCACTAGTTTAACACTAAATATCTTAGCAAAGTAACTAATATGACCTATAAAAAGAAATTTTTAAACAAGAGTGGTGTTTCTAGTCCTATATCAGGGATGAATAGTAACTCCGGAGCCTGGAACGGAAGTCCCGGTCAAAATGGCAGTTCAACTGGAGGCTGGAACAACACTGAGTTTGGTTATAAGAATTACATGAGTAGATTACCGGAAGTTTATACCGGCCATCCAAATCGAGTAGAGCGTTATAACCAATATGAAATGATGGATGTGGATGCGGAAATAAATGCGTGTTTAGATATTATTTCTGAATTCAGTACAATGAAAAATGAGCACAATAAAACTCCTTTTCAGTTTGAATTTAAAGACGAACCAACTCCCCACGAAGTTGAACTGCTTAAAACTCAGTTACAACAATGGTGTAAACTCAACGAATTTGATACAAGAGTATTTAAAATATTTAGAAATGTTATTAAGTACGGGGATCAAGTATTTGTACGAGACCCGGAAAACTTTAAACTATATTGGATTGATATGGTTAAGGTTATCAAAGTTATTGTCAATGAAAGTGAAGGTAAAAAACCTGAACAATACGTATTAAAAGATTTGAATATCAACTTACAAAACTTAACAGTTGCTCAAAAAACAAATTCTGATTTTGCTGCAAACCCGGCCACTGGCCTAGGCGGTACAGGTGGCGGTGGTAGTGGTGCAGGTGGTGGATACACGGTGCCCAGTATGCCGTATAATACATCTGGGTCTAGGTTTACGCTAGGTCAAAGTGAAGCTGCAGTGGATGCCAAGCACATGGTACATTTAAGCTTGACTGAAGGATTGGATAGATTTTGGCCGTTTGGACAATCTATCTTGGAAAATATCTTTAAAGTTTACAAGCAAAAAGAATTGTTAGAAGATGCAGTGTTGATTTATCGTGTTCAACGCGCACCTGAACGTAGAATGTTTAAGATTGACGTTGGTAATATGCCAAGTCATATGGCTATGGCATTCGTAGAGCGCATAAAAAATGAAATACATCAACGCAGAATCCCATCAATCTACGGTGGGCAAAGTGTAGTAGATGCCACCTACAACCCGTTATCAATGAACGAAGATTACTTTTTCCCAGTCACTGCTGATGGTCGAGGGTCATCAGTTGAAGTGCTACCTGGCGGACAAAATCTAGGTGAGATAGATGACTTGCGATATTTTAATAATAGATTAGCTCGTGGATTACGTGTACCAAGTTCATATTTACCTACTGGTCCTGACGATTCTAACACTCCACTGAGTGATGGCAGAGTGGGAACGGCAATGATCCAAGAGTTTAGATTTAATCAATATTGTGAAAGATTACAAAATTACGTTGCGTTAAAGCTTGATGAAGAATTTAAGTTGTTTATGCGATGGAGAGGATTCAATATTGATTCTGGATTGTTTACGTTAAAGTTTAATCCTCCACAAAACTTTGCCGCGTATCGGCAAAGCGAGTTAGATAATGCTAGAGTTAGCACATTCGCATCGATGGAAGCATTCCCTTATATTTCAAAACGTTTTGCGTTAGAAAGATTCTTGGGGTTAACTGAAGAAGAAATCACTAAGAACGAACAGTTATGGCACGAAGAAAACGACAGCCACGAAGAGCAAACCCCTACTGGTTCTGACTTGCGTAATGTTGGCGTGAGTGTGGGAGGTATAGAATCAGATGAACAAACTGCTGATGATCTTGAAACTCCACCCGAAGAAGGTGAAGAGGTTGCACCTGAAGTTGCTGGCCCAGTATCGTCAGCCCCAGGTGCAGCGATACCAGGTGGTGCCGGCGGCAATCTAACTGCATAAATTGATAAATAATCAATAGGGATAGTAAAATGAAATTAATGGAAATGTTCGACCCGCCTGTTCCCGGCTACCAAGACGTTGATGCCGATCAGAGTAAACCTATTTGGAAACAATCTAGAAAAACCAAGCTTACACTAAAGCAATTGAGAAAATTGCGAAAGATGTTGGATGTTAGAAACTACGAAAAAAAGCAGCATCTTAAAAAAGTTCATACGCAATACGGAGCCAAAGCAGAATCTCCCTCAATTTAAGTTGTCTTAAACTGGTAAAACGCTAAAAAAGCATAGTTATTACGCTGTTTGTCGTGATATGCACTAAATAATTCTACAAAGCCATTACCAGGAGAAACAAACAATGGACAACAAAAAATTTGAAAAACTTATTGACCTAATCATCAATGAGGACGAAGAACAAGCACGTGAATTATTTCACGACATCGTTGTAGAAAAATCCCGCGAAATCTATGAGTCTATCATGGACGAAGAGATGGGAATGTCGGATGATGTTGAAGAAGGCATGGGCGGCCAAGTAGGTGATCTGATGGATGAAATCAGCAGCGAAGAAGCCGGCGGAATGACCGAAGAAGATGAAGATGGTATGGACGGCATGGATGACCTCGAAGGTGATGATGTTGTCGATATTGAAGCTGACGATGCTGCTAGCGAAGGCGGCGAAGTTGAAGATTCTGTTATCCGCATTGAAGACAAACTAGACCAATTGATGGCTGAATTTGAGCAAATCATGGGTGGTGGCGGTGATGACGAAGGCGCTGAATTCGGTGACGAAGAAGCTGCTGGCGAAGAAGGTGCTGAAGATTTCGGCGACGAAGAAGACACCGGCGAAGAGATGATGGAAGCAGTTCAGCTACAAAACGTCAAGGGTCTATACGGTTCTAAAATCGGCGGCGACAATGGCGCCCAAACAAAGAGCCCGGGCTTACAAAACAGCGGACAAGCTGGAATGGACAGCAAGCCTGTCACATTCTCTGGTCAAAATGAACCAGTTCCAACAAGCCCAAAGAACCCAAGTAACTATGGTACTAAGGGTGAGACGCAAGTTAAAGGTGCTGGACAGTTTAAGAATGCACCGGGCGGCAACGCTGGCAAGACAGCATTCAAAGATAAAGCATCGCGTGATTGGGGCAAAAAAGATAGCTCGACAGGCAAAGAAGTTGGTGCAGGCGGTAGCGTAGCACAAAACGACAAGAGCCCGATTGCTGAAGCCCGCAAGCCTGTTAAACGTATTGTTAGATAAAAGGAAACCTGAGAGCAATGGCTTTGTATCTTGGAGGTAAAGATCACTTGCGTAATGTAACGCAAGTGTATCTGTACAATAGGACTCGTACATCCATAGAGCGGTGTACGAGTCCTTGTACGCTTACTAGATACAAAACTACAAATAGTTGGTCATTTCGTTCGACGGAGATTCTATAATGGCATTATACTTAAAAGAGCACTTGACGTTTGACCGCGCCGGAATGGTGGTTGAATCAGTAAGTGAAGGGGATAAAAAGAACCTGTATATGAAGGGGATTTTTATTCAGGGCGGAGTTAAGAACGCAAATGAACGTGTGTATCCTGTTTCTGAAATAGAATCTGCGGTAAATACGTTGAATGAACAAATTACAACTGGTTATTCAGTATTAGGTGAAGTAGATCATCCAGACGATTTAAAAATTAATTTAGATCGGGTATCACATATGATTACTAGTATGTGGATGGATGGCGCTAATGGGTTTGGAAAACTAAAAATCTTACCAACTCCAATGGGTCAGCTAGTAACTACCATGTTAGAGAGTGGTGTTAAACTTGGTGTATCAAGTCGTGGTAGTGGTAATGTTAATGATATGGATGGCAGAGTTAGTGATTTTGAAATAGTAACGGTTGATATTGTAGCGCAA